CCGGCCGCGTCGGCGCGGGCCTCGCGCGGGACCGGCGCGGCGCCGACGCTGAAACCAACTGGTGCGCAGCGCGATCCCTTCGACGCTGCTGTCGACAACACCGAAAAGCGCATCGCGACGTTGAAGGCCGAGGCGGCTTCGATCGACGAGACCACGGCGGCGCGCGAGCGAGCCAAGACCGTGGCGCAGCTCGAGGAGGCGGCCAAGCGCGCAAATTCGGCGGCTGGGAAAGCCAATGCCGACGTGACCGACGAGCAGCGCAAGGCGATCGAGCGGGAGGCTGACGCGATCCAGGCGGCCGCGCAGGCCTTTGCCAGGGCGCAGGTCGGTTCACAGATCAAGTTCGGGGCCGGGACGGCGTTTCTGTCGCAGAGCGACGTCGCGATCGCGCAGCAGCTCAAGGGGCTTTATCCTGACGTTGCGACCGCGCTCGGCAGCGTCGAGGCGCAGGCGCTGCGTTTCAATGAGACAAATCGCGAGATCTCCAACGCCATTTCGTCGAACCTGACGACGAGCCTCGCGGACATTGTCGACGGTACCAAGACGGCAGGGCAGGCGTTCCAGGATTTCTCAAAAGTGGTTATCCGCGCGATCGAGGAGGCGATCATTAAACTGTTGATCGTCGGGCCGCTGATGCGGGGTTTGCAAACAGGTCTCGGCGGCTTTCTCGGCGGCGGCGGTGGCGGCGGGATCCCCGGTGCGGTCGGTTCGACGTCGCTCGGCGGCGCGCAGCTGGTGCCGGCCTATGCCAGCGGAACGGATTATGCCGCCGGCGGCTGGTCGTTGGTCGGCGAAAACGGGCCTGAGTTGCGCAAGCTGGGGCGCGGCGACCAGATCGTGCCCAATGACATCGCGCGCCGGCTGGGCGGAAGCAGCGGCGGCGCCATCACCATCAACAACTACAGCGAAGCCAAGGCGTCGGCCTCGAGGGCGCCGAATGGCGACGTGACGATCACGATCCAAAAGATGATGGATGACGCGGTCGGCAGCTCGCTGACCAGCGGCTCGGGGCGGCGCGTGCTTGGTAATCAGTTCGGCGTCAAGCCGTTCACGGGGCAATGACATGAGCATTCCAGCCTGGCCGGCCGATATACCGTATGCGCCGGATCTTAATTCCATTTCGCCCATCAAGCGAATGCTCGATCCGATCGCGACCGATATGGAGGGCGGCAACACGCGCCTGCGGTCGCGGCCGGGTGACAATGTCGGCACCATCAGTCAAACCGTGGTGATGAAGGCGGCGCAATTCGATGCTTTCGTCGCGTGGGTGAAAGACGGTCTCGGCAACGGCACCTCGCGCTTTACTGTGCCGGTCCGGCTTGGCGCTGCGTTTGAAACGAAGGTCTGTCAGTTCTCCGGCGGCGCGCCGACCTATCGTCCGGTCGGCACGAAGGCGTTCGCGGTCAGCATGACGCTCAGGGTCTACAACGTCTGATGCCTACTCATAACGATGCACTGCTCGAGGCCTACGCCTCTTGTCCGCCGGCGGCGCGGATCTACTACACGTTGGAAATCTGGCAATCGTCGTTCGATCAGCCGGCGCGCGTTGTGGCAAATGTCGGTGACGATATGGAGCTCGGGATCGAGCTCGGCGCGCCGCGCAACGGCGGCGAGACGGTCACCTTTATCGCGTGCCCATTCGAGGCCAAATATCCCGAACAGCGCGAGGGGCAAGCGCCGTCGACAACGATCAAGATCGACAACGTCAACCGCGAGCTGATTCCGAAGATCCGCGCCGCGCAGGGCGTGCGGGAGTACATCACGGTGCTTTATCGCGAGTATCTCGGCAGCGACTTGACCGAACCGGCCTATGGTCCGGTCGAATTCGAGTTGCGCGAGGTCAAGGTCGTCGGCGCCTCGTTGAGCGGGACGGTGGTGGTAAAGAACCTGCAGAACAAGCGGTTTCCGCGCATCACCAAAAACTATGACTACGTGCAGTTTCCGAGCCTGCTGCCGACGTGACCGCTGGAATGAATCGCTCCGAATTTCTTTCGCCGCTGATCGGCGAGCCCTGGGCCTGGCAGGCGCGCAATTGCTGGGATTTCGCCTGCCATGTGCAGCGCGGGCTGTTCGGTCGCGATCTGCCTGGCGTCGCCGTTCCGGCCGACTTTTCGCGACGCTGGGTGTTGGTCGAGCTCGATCGGCATCCGGAGCGCGCGCGCTGGCGGGCGGTCGCCGATGGTCCTGGCGGCCTGGTCACGGCCGAGGACGGCGCCTTGGTGCTGATGGCACATGCGCGCTTTCCCGCGCATGTCGGCGTCTGGCTCAAGCCTGAGGGCCGGGTGATCCATTGCGACGGCAAGACGGGCGTGGCGTGCGAGACGCCGCTCGCGCTGCGACAAATGGGCTGGAAGCGATTGACGTTTTTCGAGCCGAAGGTTTTGACATGCACGGATCTTTGAAGCCTCGCGCCGAGCGGTCGCGGCCGCGCTCTGTGCTGCCGCGCCGCGAACGTCGCGCGCGCGCTGCTCGAGCGCCGGTGCTGCACCTGGTTATGCCGGGCCTCGAGGTCGCGCGCGCCGAGCCGCGGCCAGGCGAGACGGTGACCGCGTTCCTGCGCCGCACGGGCTGGGCCTGGCGCGATCGGGCCTGTGGCTGGCAATTCCGAAAGGGTCTGCCGACCATCCTCGAGATCAACGGCGAGCCGGTGTTGCGGCGCAGCTGGGCGCGCCGGCGCATTGCGGCAAGCGATGCGGTTCGCTTCGTTTCCTATCCGCTCGGCGGCGGCGGAAACAACACGACAAAGCAGATCATCGGCCTGACGGCGCTGATCGCGGTCTCAGCCTTTGCGTTGTGGGTGCCGGGCGCGATCGGCCTGGTGGGGCTTGCAGCCTACGCCACGACGGCGGCGATCGGCATCGGCGGATCCTTGCTGATCAATGCGCTGGTGTCGCCAAAGCAGGGTGCGACCAACAGTCCGACCGCAACACAAGACCAGATCTATACCGTCCAGGCGCAGGGCAATGCGGCCAAGCTCGGCCAGCCGCTGCCGGTCTGGTACGGCCGGCTTAAGGCCTATCCCGACTTTGCCGCAACGCCGTGGGGCGAATTCGTCGGCAACGATCAATACCTCAACGTGCTGCTGTCGCCGACGATGGGCAGCATGGCCTATGAGGCGCTTTATCTTGACGACACTGTGTTTTGGACGCCGGACGGTGGCATCTCGGCGTCATTCCCTGGCGCGCAGGTCGCGTTCTATGAGCCTGGCGAGACCGTCACGCTGTTCCCGACCAATGTCGACCAATCCGTCGAGGTGTCCGGCCAGCAGCTTCCTGACGGTGGTGGAGACGAGGGCGGCCAGTACGATGCCGGGTTTGGTCCGCTTGTCTATGGCGCGACGATCGGTCCGTTCGTTGCCAACCCGTCCGGAACGCAGGCGCAATCGATCGCGATCGATATCGTCTTTCCGTCCGGCTGTTTCACGGTCAACCAGGACAACAACAACAACGGATATTCGAAATGCACGCTGTTGGCTGAGTATGCGCCGTGCGATGACGCCGGCACTCAGACCGGCGCGTTTGCAACACTGTTCCAGGTCACTGAGCAGTTTAATTCGACGTCGCCGGTCCGTGACACGATCAAGGTGGATGTTTCCCCTGGTCGCTACTTGGTGCGGCTGAGCCGCCTGGGCATCAATTCGCAGTCAAAATACGGCGTCGACACTGTGCTCTGGGCGGGTTTGCGCGCCTTCCTGAAGGGCGACAACTCATTTCCTGATGTCTGCACGGTCGCCATCCGGCTCAAGGCGTCGCAGTCGACGCAGGGGTCGTATAAATTCGGCGTGCTCGGCACGCGCAAGCTGCCAGTCTGGACCGGCTCGGCGTTCGAGCTGCTGCCGACGCGCAGCAATGCCTGGGCATTCTTGGATGCCGTGACGAACGCGCAATATGGCTCGGGCCTTTCGATCTCCAAGGTCGACTTCAATGCCGTCGTTGCCCATGACGCCGGTTGCACCAGTCGCGGCGATACGTTCGATTATCGGGTCACGGCCGCGACCGCGGTGCCGGAAGTGCTCGACAAGATCCTGACGCCGTCGCGAGCGCGGCATTTCTGGCTCGGCGATACGGTGTCGATCGTCCGCGACGAATGGCGCGACGTGCCGACCATGTTGCTGACGGATCGCGAGATCGTGCGGGATTCCACGGCGGTCACGTTCACGATGCTGGGCGACGAGGATCCAGACGCGGTTGTGGTCGAATACGTCGACGAGGAAACCTGGTTGCCGGCGCAGGTGCAGTATCCGCCCAACAGCGAGTTTTTCACCTCCGCAAACGCCGAGACCAGGCGCGTCGACGGCATCGTCAACCGAGACCAGGCCTATCGCGAGTGCGCCTTTTATTACCTGCAATCGATCTATCGTCGCGAGACCGTCGAGATCGGCACGGAATACGAGGGCCGGGCGATCACCTTCGGCTCGGTGATCCGGGTCCAGTCCGAATTTCCGCGGAATTACGGTTATGGCGGCGGCGTGACGTCGGTTGCCGGCCACACATTGACTCTTGATCCGGCGCCGGTCTGGGATGACGGTCCGTTCTATGTCCGGCTTCGCCGACCGAACGGGACATTTTTCGGGCCTGTGCTTTGTGCGGAGGGCGGCGACGCGACGCAAGCTGTGCTCGATGCGACCAGCCTGTCGGCTGCGGAGGCGGCGCAGTCGACGACGTTGGGCGCGGTTCTCGCAAGGGAGGACGGCGCCGAATATCCTTCTTTCGAGCTGGGGACCGGCGTCAGCGAGTCCAAGCTCTGCGTCGTGCTCGGCGGCGTGCCTAACGGCGAGCTGTGTACGCTGTCGCTTGTCGTCGACGACGAGCGCGTGCATGCGACGGATCTCGAGGCGCCGCCGGTGCTGCCGACGCCGCAATTCCCGTCTGACGTTAAGGTGCCCCTGGTCATCGGTCTGGTCGCGTCATTCGGCCAGGGCATCGCCGAGCCGAGGCTTGGCGCGAGCTGGTTTCCCGCGGCCGGCGCCGAGTTCTACGTCGCGGACATCTCGTATGACTCAGGCGAGACCTGGGCGCAGGTGTACGAGGGCGCCGACAATCAGTTTCAGCGCGTGGTGACGCTGGCGGCGCTCAAATTGCGCGTCCAGGCCGTCACGACCGGCAAGGTGCGCGGGCCTTATGCGACGCTGGATCTCGAGGCGCCGGCGATCGTGATTGCCGACAAGACGGTCGCGTTGCAGTCGGTCGTCGACGGCATCAGGTACCAGGTCACGACCTTGCAGGATTTCCTGAGTGATCAACTCAACGAAATCACACAGCAGATCGCCGCGATCTCGTCGAACCAGGATGCGCGCAACTGGCTCGACAAAAAACAAATCAGGTCTCAGCTCGCCGCGCGGTCAGACGACGCCTTGGCGCAGATTGATGACGTCCGGACGGTCGCGGTCGATACAGAGGCCGCCTTTGCGACGTTCTCGACGGCGGCAACAGCGGCGTTCGGCTCGACGACAGCATTTGTCAGCACAACCGGAACGGCGATCGCGAATTTCAACGGATACGCCGCTGCAGAATATGCGGTGACGCTCGACGTCAACGGCTATGCGACCGGCTTCAACCTGATCAACGGCGGATCCGGCACATCGGCGGCGACGTTCGTGGTCGATAAGTTTCAGATCGCTGCGCCTGGCATCGGCGGCGGCGCGCCGGTCCCGATCTTCACGGTCGGCAACGTGTCGGGGTCACCGAAAATCGCGTTTCGTGGCGATATGTTTTTGGATGGATCGATTACCGCGACCATGATCAATGTCGGCACCCTGAGCGCGATCAATGCAAACCTTGGCACCGTTACTGCGGGTCTAATTACAGGCCCGTCCGGGAATTTGCGCTTTGATGCTACCAATGAACGAATTGAGGTTTGGTCGTGACAACTCGCCGCGTGATCATTGGGAAATACGCGGATGGCGTGACATACGGATTGAAGGCCGCATTACCGGGCTTCGATGCGCTCACGGAAGCCGATAATTCGCCGAATTTGTCTTTCAATTCGAATTGGTCGGATATCGCACCTGTTTTGCAATCGGGTATTGTCACAGTTCCGACCGGCACAACGATCGTTGATGTTCTAATCACTGATCCCGGCTATGTGCCATATGTCGAAGCTCGAAAGTTCGATGGCGGCACGACAATTCACGATGATTATTTGTATGGAGCGGCAAACAATATTGGTGTCGCCGCCTATTACAATCGCCGTTCTCCGTTGACGTTGAGAAGTTCAAGGCTGAACCCACTTGATTCTATGATCTATGTGGTTTTCGGCGTCCCGGTGGTGCTGTCTTGACCACAAGGCGGGTTGTGGTCGGCAAGCGCGCGGATGGTGCTAATGGCCTGTTCGTTTCAAAGGTCGGATTTGACGCGTCGACCGCCGCAGATGCAAACCTGATCGTAAATGTTACGTCCAAGGTTTCGACGTTGCTACTTATGGGCAAGGTCGCAAGCACAGCGACAATCGCGCTTGGTTTGTCGCGCTCGCCTATTGTTTTAGTGACGACTTTGAACCCGTTGAATTCCAATCTGCCCGGCTATAGCGGTTCAAGTGGGCCTGCGCGGCCTTCTCCGTTCATGACGCTAACACCTGACGGGCATGGCGGTTACGTCGTCGGCACATCGCCGCCCGGCACAGCAACCATCAATAGCAATGGTGCATCCGTGACCGTTACTTGCAGCGTCACAACGCTCTATGCGGTTTTTTCAAAGGCGTTCACATGACGACGCGGCGCGTGATCATAGCCCCCGGTGCGGCTTCACCGCTGCGCGTATCTGTGGCCAGTGTAGACGCGTCCGGTGCGCAGTTCGATGACCTTCTGTTTGATGCCAATCAACCGCCGATGCGGCTCTATGCGAACGGGTGGGGTTTGGTGCCTTACACGCCGCCGGGCGATGCCAACATTTTGCAATGGACAAGGCTCGCGCTGTTGCCGTCAACGCCTGCCGGAACGTTCCCGCTGTTCATGACGATGCATTATCAACCAAACCTTACAACACCGGGAAGTGAAGGGGGCTATTTCCCCGGTTTTTCGCCATACGGCACAACGCCATCATACGCCAGTTCGCAAGGCGCTGGCGGCGCTGTCGGTGACGGTTGGTTCACCGGAATTTCGTTCATGAAACAGAATTTGTTGCCGTCAGGTGCCGCTAATCCGAACTTCCCCGATCAAACCCATATCGCCTACGCCATCTTTAGGAATTATCAATGACGCTCTTTGCTGTGCATGATGCCGCCGGCATGCTGACGCAAGCCAACAAGGTCTATGATCCTGCGGGCTACGACAAATTGCTCGATGAGGCCGGGCTTACCTATGTCGCGGTCGATACCAGCGCGCTGCCAAGCTTTCAAGATTGGTATGTGAACGTCTCCGCCAAGGAATTGGTCGAGCGTCCCTCGATGTCTGTCGAGGTCAACAAGACCACAATCAAGGCCGGCGCAGATAGCGCGCTGATCACGGGGATCCCGCGCGAGGCCAGCGTCAAGATTCATGCGGTCGGCCAGGTGCTGCATGCCTTCGACAAGCTAGACGCCGACCAGATCGAAATCAGCATTCCCGTGCCCTGCAGCTACACGGTGACGGTCGAACTCTGGCCGTTCAAGACGTGGAAAACGACCATCGAGGCCGTGCAATGAAAATAGCAACGGATCCCATGCCGCTGTTGCGCCAGGCCGCGCGTGACAAGGTCGACGTGTCGTTCAATGCGATCGCCGCGGCAAGCGTGCATCGTGACAGCGCGCATATTGCCAAGCGCGCCGCGGCGCAACGGCTCCTTGCCGGTCAGCCTGAGACATCGCTCGACGACGAGGCTGTGTTGCGCGGCCTTGCGCCGGCTGCGCTGGCGCAGATCATCGTCGATAAGCCTGACGATCTCGCGGATCGCGAGAACCGGCGCCAGCGTGCTTTCAGCCTGATCGGCCAGGCCGCCACGCCGCGGGCGCTCGATGACATCGTCGCCAATCTGCAGAACATCTAGCCGCTAAGGCCGCCGAGGGGAGTTTTTCATGTCTGCATTGCCGAGCTATTCGACCGGGACGGTTTCCGTCAACGCCGGTGACACCACCATCGTCGGCGTCGGAACCATCTGGTCGGGTGTCAATGCGCGGCCTGGCGATGACATCGTCATCGCCGGGCATACTGTCATCGTGCAGGACGTCGTCGACGAGACGCATATCGCGATCGACGCTTGGCCATACAGCAACGTCGCCGGCGGCGCGGCCTATAAACTCGTGCATAGGTCACCGCTCCGCTTCGCCGGCGGCCAGGCTATGGCCGATGTGTCGGCTCTGGTGGCGGCCCTGAATACGGACGGCTTTTATGTCTTCGTTGGTCCGTCGCTGTCTGTGCCGGATCCGTCCTACGGCAATGATGGGCAATATGCTTTCCAGCCCGACACTGGAAAGCTATGGCTCAAGACCGGGGGCGCGTGGTCGTTCCAGGGTGTTCATAAGCCTTTTGGCACGCCTGCGCCGTACGATAATGCTCATACTTATTCGCTGATGGACGTCGCGACGTCCGGCGGTTCGTCCTATGTCTGGATCAATTCGACGCCGGGCTCTGGTCATGCCCCGCCGAATGCGACCTATTGGGCCGTTCTCGCCAGTGTCGGCGGGGCTGGTCCGCAAGGTTCTGGTTATGGTGGTTCGTCGACGTCGTCTGTTGCGATCGGGACGGCTACAGGAACCCGTGCTTTCGATATGGGAACAGCGACAACTTACGCCTATCAAATCGGAGATTATGTTCGCGCAAAATCTGCGGCGAACGGTGCGAATTTCGTTGAGGGTTTCGTTTTGTCTTACGCTGGCGGGGTTGTTACCGTTGGTGTGATGAAGGTTGGCGGATCGGGAACGTTCACCGATTGGAATATGTCGCTTGTCGGCATGCCCGGCGCTGGTGACATGCAATCGACAAACAACCTTTCGGACGTTGCCAACAAGGCGATTGCTCGAAAAAATCTCGGGATCATTCTTGATCCGCTACAGTTCAATGCGAAGGGTACCGGCCCGAACACTGCCACCAAAACAGTCAGCATCGCGTCAGGCACGAATGCTCTATCCGCGACAGCGGCCACCTGGACTGCGGCTGATGTCAACAGCGCGATTTGTATTCCGGGTGCCGGTCCGTCCGGTGGGAATCTGATCACCACGATCGCGACTTTTGTCGATAGCCAGCACATTACGCTCGGAGCGAATGCGAGCACCACATTGACCGCTGCGTCGAAATCCATCGCGTGGGGTGTGGATGACACTGGTGCGTTTACGTCGGCGCTGGCCGCTCTGACATTGCTGTCTGCCGGTTGCGGCACGCTATACATTCCTTCCGGTTACAACTTCCTGATCACAAGCACGATCGACGTTCCTATTCGCTGCGCTGTTGAAGGCGACTTCGGTGGCGCATCGAAAATCTACGCAATGGGATGTCATGGGTTTCAATTCAATTTTACGTCTGGCTTCGGCATTACCGGAGTGAAAGACGTTTGGTTGCAAGGCATCGGATGCGAAACCAAATTCGGAATTTACAACCCTGGAACGCTGACAGAAGCGAACATCATCTTTGATCTTCAAATTCATAGATGCCAGATCACGTTCTTTAACATCGGCGTCGTCGCCCGAACTCTGCAAAATTTCACGGTCGCGGATTGCCACATTGAAAACGTCAATTCGGGCATTCGTTGTGCTGGGTTTGTTGCGGAGGCCAACATTCGCAGCAACAAGATCATTTACGGCGCCGGTTGCGGAACGGGCACGTCGATCGGAATCCAAGCAGATTATTTCAATTACACTTCCGGAAGCGGGCTACTGAGGCCGGAGGCCTTCCGACTTTTCCAAAACACCACGTTCAAATTCGCTATCGATATTCAAATCAGCGCAGCTATCTATGCGTCTATCGAGGGCAACTCGACGTCGTCTCTCGGGACGGGGTGCTTTGTCGTCGACGTGATCAGCGGCGTCAGCATCCGCAACAATTACTTTGAGATCCAGGGCGGCTCTGCTTCCGTGTCGTGTCGTGTCTCGGCGCAAGCATCGGTGCTGCTCAATAAAATCATCATCGAAGGAAACACTTGCGAAGCCGGTAACGGGCCGCCAGCTTCAACCACGGTCGGAATTATGGTCGGGTATCCGACTGGCGGGGCCGACAACGTCGTCATCAGAGATAATATTTGCTACAACCAAACGCTCTACGACATCTGGTGCGTCGGTTCTGGCAACGTCACGATCGACGGAAACCGTTGCGACAGCCCGGTGACGCCGAATATCGTCATCGCTTCTGTTCCGGCAAATAAGGTTTGCCACGTCGGACGAAACAAGACGATCAACGGAATCGCTTGGGACGCCGCCGATATGCTTGCCGGGCGGATTCAAATCTTCGCCCCAAACATCACCAGTGCCGGTGCAGTCCAAGACGGATGGACATCGTACACTGCGACACTGACGCCAGATGGTGGAGCATTCACCACCATCACCCAAGCGATCGAATACAAGGTGGTGGGGACGATGGTGTTTTTGCGAGGCAAGATAAACATTCCAAGTCCCGGCACAGCAACGGGAGGGCTGAGCGTAAGCTTGCCGTCCGGCCATGTGTTGAACGGCGATTTTGCGCCGACTTGCATTGAATTCGGCACCTTGGCGCTTCCGTTTTATGGACGCGGCGTTAGCGGGAATGGCGCGTTTTCCATCCTTAGCAACACTGGCGGCGAATGGGTGAACACTGCAAATCGAGCAGTCGATTTTAGCGGGTTCTATCGGAAAAATTGATCGAGGCGACAGCAAGCTGCTGCGTCATGCGCCCACTTGCGGCGCCGTTTTTCAATGGAGGATTGTCAATGTCGCCTTGGCCTAAAGACACGCAAGCCGCGCGCAATGCCTACTATGGCGATCCCGGCAGGGATGAGATCGCCGCGCAGATGGTTCCCGTCGTGCCGCCGTTCGCAATGTATTACGAGGGCCGGCGCGTCAAGTCGATCATGTTTCATCGCAAGGCGGCGCCGGCGTTGCTCGCCGCGCTCGATGAGATCTGGGATTATTGCCAGCGCGACCAGGCCAAGGTCGACGCCGCCGGCGTCTCGAAATATGCCGGCGCCTACAATCATCGCCTGGTGCGCGGATCCTCGACCAAATGGTCGAACCATGCCTATGCCGCGGCGATCGATTTGAACGCCGAGGAAAACGGCCTCTATGCCAAGGGCAACATGCCGCAATTCGTGATCGATGCGTTTTGTCGGCAGGGCGCGATGTGGGGCGGCTGGTACAAGGGCCGTAAGGATCCGATGCATTTCGAATTCGTTGACAATGGAGGCCGCAAGCCGAATTCGCCGGCGCCGATCTTTGGCCGGCCGGCGCCGGCGCTGCATCCGCTGACCGGCGCGCCGCTCGACGAGCTCGAGGAGCAGCCGGCGCCGGCGGCCTCGAGCGCGATCTCGCCGGCGCCGGCGATCGCGCCGAGCTCGCCGCCGGCCGCGCCGCCGAACGTGCAGCCGCTCGATCCCGACGTGCGCGGCGATCCCGTACTCTATGACGTGCAGAAGCGTCTCAAGGCGCGCCGCTATTCGCCTGGCGTGCTCGATGGGCTCTGGGGCAGCGGCACCTCTGGCGCGCTCGGCGGCTTCATGAACGATCGCGGCCTGGTGCTGCCGCTGCCGACGTCGATCGACGAATTCCACGGCACCGCTGACCAGGTCCGCGCCGAGCTCGGCAAGGCCGAGGCCGAGGGCTGGTTTCGTCCGGTCAGCGAGGCGCGGGCGAAAGCAGATCCGCAGATCCTGTCGCAGCTGGCGCCGGAGATCGCGCCGGCCAGGCGCAATTTCCTCGCCGCGCTCTGGGCCTCGATCGTTGCCGGCGCCGGCGCCGTCTATCAGACCGTCAGTGGTTACGTTTCCGAGGCCTGGGATTTCTTCACAGAGCATCGCGACGTCGTCGACGATCATCCGGGCCTCGTCTCGAGCGCCTGGGATCATATCGCGGCGCTGCCGGCCGGCGCCTGGCTGCTGCTAGGTGCCGGCGGCCTCGGCTTCATCGCTTACAATTCATGGCGCGCGATCAAGACGTCGACGCTCGCTGTGCAAACGGGGGAACGGCAATGATGTATTTGAAGGGCGCGCTCGCGTTGCTGGAGGCCTCGAGCCTGGTGACAAGGCTGGTCGTCGCGGGATCGCTCGCGCTGGCGGCGCTCGGCGCTTACGGCATCTGGCATCACAAGGTTTTCAGCGCCGGCTATGACCGTGCGCTCGCCGACATCGCCGCCGAGGACCAGCGCGCGATCGGGCGCGCGACCGAGCTGCGCTCGACCTGGCGCGCCTGCCGCGAACACGGCGGCCGCTGGATCCAGACCGAGGGGAGGTGCGCGCCATGATCAAGATCATCTCGATCGTTCTGCTCGCGGCGCTGCTCGGCGGCTGCGCCAGCAAAGGGCCGGCCTCGATCGCCGGCGGCGAGTGCCGGATTTTCGAGGCGCCGAAATATGAGGTCCGCGGCGTGCGCGACTATGACCAGGACTGGATCGACAGCCAGGTCGAGGGCGGCATTGGCGGCTGTCATTGGAAGCGGCCCTTGAGACGGCCGGCGTCGATCGACGCGGCGCCGGCGGCCGGGCCTTCAATCGTAAAGCCGGCGATCGTCAAGCCGGCAAAGCGCCGCGGCCTGGTCGCGCGGATCCGCGATCGCGTGATGCCGACCAGGTCGCCGCCGGCGACCGCGGCGGCGCCGATGCCTGCGCCGGCGCCGGTCGTGGTTGAGCCGATCGCGCCGCCGGCGCCGGCGCCGCGGCCGCCGCGCAGCGCGATCGAGCGGCTGCTCGAGCCGCGCGAGGATGACTAGCGGATCCGCCGGCCGCGCCAACGGCCGGCGGATCCTAACCCGCGTGAAGCGTCATCACTTCAGCAGGCTGGGAATGATCCTGGCGCGAAACCTCTTAACAGCCGGGAAATTGCATCGTGGAAAGCAACAATGTCGTCGCGCTCATTGCCGTGATCATTTCGGCAATCACCATGCTGGTGATGGTGGGCGAGAAATTGTTCGGCGGCGGAAACAGGCTGGCGGCCATGTTCGCAAAGCTCGAGAAGGAAACGACCGCAGCGATGCAGCAGCTGCGCAACGACCTGACAAGTCGGGTCGACGAATATGAGGATAATTACCGTGTCGGCCTCGAGGCGATGCGGGCCAGTATCCACGCCATGCAGATCGGCCTGCTCGAATTCCGCGCCAAGATGGCCGAGGAGTACCTGCCGAAAGGCGACCACGGCGAGGGCGTGCGCGATATCAAAAGCGACATGCGCCAGGGCTTTGAACGTCTCGAGCAGCGCCTCGAGCGGATCGAGCGCGCCGAGAGGCAAGAGCACACTAAAAACTGATTGGAGATCTAACCGATGTTGAAAACCGCAATTCTCGCGGCGCTGGCGCTTGCCTGCGCGGCCTCGAGCTCGGCCGCGACCGAGATCTGCACGGCCTCGCAATACGGCGTCGGCGACGGCTATCACGGCCGCCGCACGGCCTCCGGCGCCAGGTTCAACACTTATGCGCGGGATCCTTTCACGGTCGCGCACAAAACGCGGCCGCTCGGCAGCTCGGTGACAATCACCAACCTTGCGAACGGCCGCTCGATCCGCGCCGTCGTCAACGATCGCGGGCCGTTCGTTGCCGGCCGCTGCGTTGATCTCGGCCGCGCCGGCGCCGATGCGCTCGGCATGGGCGGCACGGCCAGGGTGAGTGTGCAATGAGCCGCGCCGATCGCTGCCATCCCTGCGGCTGGATCCTTGGCGTGCTCTGCCTGGTGCTGCTGTCGCCGATCGTCGCGATCTATCTGCTTTGGTTGTCCAGCCTGATCCTGGCCGCGCAGCGGCGGGCGCGGCTACGCAGGGCGGGGCGATGAGCCAGAATGTGTCGCAGGCTTGCCTGGTCATCGTTCCGCTTGTCGTGCTGGCGGTCTACGCGATCAACCTGGTGGCGCATTGAGTGGCACCTGCTCTGCATTTCTGCACAGCAAATATACCAATTGCCACTTGCGCGAGCAGTTTCGTTCTGAATCAATCCGGGCTGAAATGGGGAGGCAATTCATGCTTACGGTTCACGCGATTGTCGGCGCGCTTGGCGCGGTTGTTGGTGGTGCGGCGCTTGCTGTGCCGGTTGGCCTGGTACTGAGCAACGGCGCGAGCCTGCTTTGGCTGGTGCCGGCCGTGGCCCTGGTCGCCATCGCCGCCGTCGTTTGCTTCGGTCTGATGTTTGCGCCGCCCTAGCGCTGGTGCGCCTGCAGGCCGCGGCAACAAGTCGCGCGCTTATGCACGGCCGCGGATCCTCGCCGTCCTCGAGCTCGGCGACCAGACGAGAGAAACCCGCCACGGGCGACCGTGGCGGGTTTTTTCGTGCTCGAGGCGACTGAGTAGCGGGCGGGGTGGTTTTAACGCGCCAGCGGGCCGCGCTGCGGATCCTCGCCGGCCTCGAGCTCGGCGACCAGGCGGCGGATCCTGGCCGGCGTCAGCAGCGGCAGCAGGATCTCGACCGCGCGCGGGATCTCGAGCGGCTCGCGCTGCCGCAGCCATTTGCGCACGGTCTGCGGGCTGACGCCGATCAACCGGGCGAAACCCTGTTGCGAGATCTCGAGCCGAGCCAGGTGCGCGCGGAATTGCTCGGGTGACATCCTGATCATGTGGTTTCCCTCGCGAGCTCGATGATCGCCGCGGTCTTGGCCTCGACCAGGCGAGGAAACTTCTGCGCCAGGATCCGGCCGGTCGGCATTACCACGTAATAGGGCCGCAGCGCGGTCGGATGCGGGATCGCGCGGATCCATAGCCCATTGGGCGCGCCGCCGACCAGCATTTGCTGATGCGCGCGGCAGATCGAGGTCTGCCGGCGCCAGCTGATGCGGTTGATCCGCTCGGTTGCCGCCAGGTTGAATCCGGCGATCATGCCGCGGCCTCGAGCTCGGCGCCGGCGGCGATCGGCGTGGCCTGGTCGCGCAGCCAGGCGCCGAGCTGCTTGCGCTGCGCCAGGTAGGATCCGGTTGCGAACGTCACGACGCCGGCGAGATCCGGCGCGTGCCGCAGCATGGTCTCGCCGAGCTGGCGATAGAGCGCGCCGCCGACGATGAAGGCCGAGCCGGCCTGGCGCACGGCCTGCTCGAGGCGCCAGGCGTGGTTGCTGGTGGTCGAGATCCGCAGCGCGGCCTTGTCATCCATCTTGCGGTCATAGGTCTCGATCGCCATGCCTGGCTCGAGGAAGCCATAGAGCGCCGAGATCGCGGCGACGTTGGTCAGCGGGAAGCCCGACGCCTTGACCTGGCGCCAGGTCGGGCCGTCGTAAAGA